AGCCCGCCATGCGCCATCGCGTCCCACAGCCCCTTCTGGGCGTTGTCGAGATCGCGGCGGCGACGGTCGGGCGGGTACAGCTCCAGTTCCATGATCAGGTGACCGTCCAGTTCCGGGACGGACAGGGCGCGCAGGATGGCGCAGACCCGCTCGCGGTACCGGCGTCCCTGGCGGCTGATCAGCGTCCGGGGCCCGACACGGCGATAGTAGTGATTCACGCTCGGTGGATATGGCAATTCGATCTGAAGCATCGAGGACACCTCCGTGGACAAAAAGGGGGGAACGGGGCGCGGGCCAAGGAGCGAAACCCGGCATCCCCGCTCCCCCGGTGGGTTCTGATTTCTACCGCTGCCAGGGCGGCGTGGATTTGGTGGCCTGGGGCGCAGGCGCGGAAGGCGACGCGCCCGGCATCGGCACGGGCTTGGAGAAAGCGGCTTCCTTCTTCTCGTAGCCCTTGATCTCGTTGGTGATCTCGCCGGTGTCCTCGCGCTTCTTGCAGGCGACCTTGACCGACAGCGGCAGGTTGTGCAGCTCGCAGGAATCCTTGGGCTGCAGCACGCCGACCGCCCGGCAGATGGCGGAGAGTTCGCCACGGGCGATCTGCACCGCCTGCTGGTTCGGGTTGTCCAGATTGAGCCGGGCCCAGAGCTTGCGTCCCTTGCACGGCCCGTCGCTGATCTCGAAGGTCAGTTCGAGGTAGTGGCCGTTTCCGGCCTTGGTCGGCTTCATCTCCGATTCGGTGATAACGGCGACATACTTGCCCGCCGGTACCGGGTCGAAGGTTGCGGCGGGGTCTACTTGGGATGCATCGAAATTTCCGAGGTTGGCCATGATCAGTCTCCTTGGTTCTGGTTCAGTTCATCGAGTTCGAAGGTCTGGGGCAGGACGGTCACGGTCAGCTTGTAGGCTGTCCGGCGGCCGCCGCTGACGGCGAAGACGAAGCCATCCTTGCGGGCTTCATCGAGCAGCGCTTTCAGGCGCGCCGCGTAGTCACGGGCTTTCTGGTCGTGGTTCATCGGGATTGCTCCTCTGTTTGCGGGAACTGGTGGGCAAGACCGTCGGCCACCGCGCCGGTGAACGAGGCCCAGTCGAAGGGGATGGTCTGGGGCATGCCATAGCGGTTCTTGGCCAGGGCGCGCGGGGTCTCGCGGGTGACCAGGACGCGGTTGCCGTCGCCATCCATGCGGGCCAGGCAGACGAAGTCCGACCACTCGACGAACACGTTCAGGTAGCCGTCGGGCAGCTCCGCCGTGGTCTTTTCCGTGGTAATACCGTCCACGTCGGTGATCTCGCTGCGCTTGGCATGCGCCAGCAGGATCACGGCGATCCCGCGATTGACGATGCGGTCAAGCTGCGGAAGCAGGACCTGATAGACGTGGTTCTTCATCACCTGCTTGCCGTTCCCGTAGCCGCCGTGGGAGCGGTTCAGGGTCTGGTCGAGCTTTGCGGCGGACCCCGCGACCTGTTCTTCCACGCGCCGCAGCAGCCAGTCGATGGAGTCGATCACCAGCGTCTGGTAGGGATGTTCCTCGCGTTCGATGGCCGTCAGCCATTGGCCGATGTCGGGCCAGGTCGAGAGGTACGGCGTGCGGCTGCACTGGATCGCGCCCGCGCCATTCTCGCAGTCAATGATGAGCGAGTCGGTCGCGGTCGCGCCGAAGGTTGTGTTGTGGGTGACGATGAAGTCGTCGGTCACGTAGAGCGCGTCAAGAGCATCGATCCTGATGCACTGGCACTCCTTCGCTCCGACCGACTCCACGGAGCGGATCGAGTGGCGAATCGCCCACTCGGGTTCCTTCCACTTCGCGCTGTGCTTCTCGGAGGCGACCGGGACCACGCCGTTGGTGAACGAGGCAAACACCCGGTACGCCAGCTGTCCCTCGCGTTTCTCGCCCCGGTAGGTGTAGACAGGCTTCTTCGTGGACAGCTTTGCTGACCCGCCGAGGGAACGGATCAGGAAGCAGAAACCGTCCGCCAGGCGCGAACTCACCGTACAGAATTCAACGGCTCCGGGGTTGGTCACGAATCCGTCGCTGTCCAGCAGGCCTCTGAGGAGTTCCAGCCGGTCACGGACGGAGGCGACCAGATACCGTTCCGGGATGAACTTCTCTTCGGCGTTCAGACCGTCGAGTCCCAGGTATCTCAGAGCAGCCATGGTGGCGGTCGTGTTTCCGCCGTACTCCTGGCGCTTGATCCGCAGGCTGATCTCATTGAACCGCACACAGATGTCGCCGTGAGGCAGGGCCGCCTCAATCTGTCGTTGGACGTCCGGCTCGGGGTTGGTGATGATCACGCTGCTGTCCGCGTGGCCGTCGCCGAGGTACATACCCAGGAGCCATGGATCGAGGGGCAGGGGCTCTGCATGCGGGGCGAAGTCGACTGGCTGCACACGCGGCACAGCGTGGTTGAAGCGCGTGCCGCATCGCAGAGTCTGGCGGATCGCGTTGAGCGAGCGCACTGCGCCGTCGATGCCCTGCTGTCGTTCGGTGCAGGTTTGGGTGAACCACAGATGGTCGTCGGTGCATTCGGTCGTGCTGCCGTCACGGAAGGTGACGCGGAACACTTCCTTGGTGCCCTGCGGGTAGACCCCGAGGACGATGTGCGACTTGCCGTCTGCACTGATGATCTGGTCGCCGACGTTGATGGTGCCCATGGGAACGAATCCGGTGGGCGTGAGTACCTTGGCGTCGAAAGGCTGGGCCTTGCCGATCCCAGGCGGACCGTAGACGATGCCCTTCGGGGCGGAGGGCGTGGGTTTGACGATGATGGATTCGAGCAGAGACATGGGTTTGTTCTCCTTGTGGGTTGGGGTTTACACGCAGTCGAAAACGCGGACGGTTTCGTAGCCGGATGGCCACGTGCCGGTGGCCAGGCAATCCTTCAGCCGCTCGATGGCGGCGGCATTCTCGGCATCGGCGAAGTCCAGGGCGGACTCGGCGACCAGCCAGACCCCGACGCGGAACGGCTCCTTCTTCTCCACGGCCACGATGTGGACGGGGAAGGTCGAACCGGATGCGGCGCGCAGAACGGCGCGGTAGAAGGCCACCTGGTGCAGGTAGCTGTAGCGCCGGGCGTCCGCCTCGAACCAGGTCAGGTCGTCGCAGGTCTTGAGGTCGACGATGCCGTGATCCGAGTGGAAGTAGTCGGGACGGACCTGGCAGGGGATGCCGCCGTATTCGGCGCGACAAACGCCTTCGGCCACACCCCACTTCAGCAGGCCTGGCGCGACCGGGTGTGCCTGCACCGCCTCGTGGAGCCGCTCGACGAACGCGGCGTCTTCGTCGGTCAGCACAGCCTTGCCCTGTGCATCGGCCCATTCCTGGAAGGCCTTGGTGGCCTTGCCGAACGGCATGCCGGTCCGGGGATTGATCGGGCCGCCGACCGCGTACTCGGCCTCGAACGTCTCACGACCTTCGAGGATCAGTGTGTGGGCGGCACGCCCGAGGAGGTAGGCAGGCGTGTCCTTGTCCTCGATCAGCCCGAGTTGCTTGCGGTGGAACAGCTCCGGGCACTTGCGGAAGTCCGCCAGGCGGTGGCTGCTCAGGTAGCTGTGCGCCTGGGCGTGGTAGACGGGCGCGTCTTCGGTGATCAGGAAGTCGGGGCGGATCATGCTTCCACCCCCTTCCCGCAGGCGGCGCAGGCACCGGCCTCGCAGACGTTGCAGCGGCCACCGCCGCCACCGCCGGGTGTCGGCTTTCCGTTGCCGGGTACCGGGCGTTCGGCCGGATTGTCCTTAGAGACCAGCGTGACCTGGAAGGCGTCTTCGCCGAACTCGTGAATCAGATACTGGGTGAAGACCAGAACCAGCTGCCGTGTGACGTCGTTGTCGCCGTCGATTACGCAGGCGTGTTTCTCGTCGCCGAAGAGGTAGCGCATGGAAAGCCGCACCTCGGCCTGGCCGTGCAGTGCCTCGGCGGCAATGATGGCCATGATCAGGGTGGCTTCGGCTTTCTCAAGCGGCACTTCGGGCTCGAACTGATACCTGTAGACGGTCTTGCTCATGATGTGCGGTCTCCTGTGTTTGCGGTGGCTGACGGTGTGTCGGGGCTCTTCTGATCTTTTTCACCGCCGAAAGCCCAACTGGCGGAATCGACGTGAGTTTTATCCCCGCCCGTGCTGAAGTTTCCGTATCCCGCATCCCGGAAGACCTGCCGGATCGGTGCGATGACGCGGTCGCGGAAAGTGCTTCGCGAGATGCCGCGCTCGCGGGCCAGCTCGCTCACGCTGCGCCCCTCCATGATCCCCGCACAGCAGTCCTGAAGACTTCGGGGCAGGCACGAGATCACAGCGGTCACATCGAGCCGGAGTACGGTTTCCGCATGACGGGACCGGTTTCGGCGGTTGAGCCTGATCGCCACATCGTCGGCGTCCAGCGTGTCGCCGAGAGTGAGGTCATCCCCGTCCTCGTCGCGCCCGGCGGGCGCATCCAGGGATTCGGCGTGAAGGTCCATCCGCTTGTGGCGGGTGCGTTCGCGCAGAATGCGCTTCGCCTTTCCGGCCACTACAATGCGCACGAAGGTGCCGTAGGCGCTTCGGCGCGCGTCGTGGCGCGGCAGGTGCTCGATCAGATCAAGTGTGAGTTCGGAAATGAGATCATCGAGATCGGCATGCGTGAGTCCGCATTTGCCGATGAGCCCGCGGGCTGCGACTTCGATGCTTCGGCGGGCGTCTTCAGTGACGCTCGTGGTCCAGGTGTCCATTTGGTGCCTCCTTGGCCTGCGGCCGAGGGAGGCGGCGAGGACACCGGCCCGGGTCTGGTGCGGACACGAAAAAAGCGGAGGGATCGTGACAGCGCCTTTTCAGGCGGCGTCCTCGATCACCTCCGCTTGTACGGCCGGATGAATCGACTGACGTTTTATGGAAACAAGAATGCTGCTGCGGGAGCCTGCCCCGCTGTTACGGCGCGACCTCCTTCCCGCCGTTTCCGCGCGAGGCGGACGGCGATTCTCCGGCCTTCAGACGGGTCCACATTTCACGCTGGCGCTGCCAGTCGTGTTCGCGGGCCAGGGACTGAAGGGCGGCGGTGCTGAAGGGGTCCCTGTTCCGGTGCGTTTTCGGCAGGAACAGGATCTCCTCCTGAATGTCCGGGGCGAGCAGTGTCAGATTGACGATTTGGGTGATGCGCGCCCGGCTTACCCCGCCCAGACGGGCGATGGTGGCGTAATCCTCGATCTGCCCCTGCGCGACCATGTCGTCGAAGTGGATGGCCAGGGCCATGAGCTTGGAGATGCGCGGCGTGCGCCCGGGCGGGCGTTTAGGAGCCGGTCCACGGCGCATTTCACGGGGCTTTCCGTACCCACCGTGGATGTGGACCTTTCGAATGACGGTGCAGGACTTCATGGTGCGGCTGTCTCCTCTGTTTCCGGTCGGCCTTCGGCATTCAGGGCGCGAATGCCGGTGGGGTGAAAGGTGATGGCAATGGCTTCGCTCGCCGCGTCATATTCGACGCGCTCGACCAGCAGCTGCAGGATGCGGTGCTGTTCCCGGTACGGCAGCGTGCTCCACACCGGATCGAACAGGCGGCAGGCCTCTGCGATCTCCGCTTCGTCGAGGGTCGCGGCGCGGAGTTCGGCCAGCCTGGTGTGGACATCCCGGGTTTCGCTGGCGAGCAGCGAGACCCGTTCCTGAACGGCGGCCAACCCCGCGACCGTCGATGGTTCATCGGGCTTTGCGGCAAGCGCCTGGGCCCGGCGATGGCAGTCGGCCGTCTCCTGCGTGAGCAGACGCCTGCGCGTCTCCAGCTCGGCAGCCTCGTCGTCACGGATGCGGCGGGTTTCGGCCACCACCTCGCGCACCAGTTCGGGGTCTTCTCCGATGGCGCGGATTTCGTCGACCACGAACCGCTCGATGTCCTCGGCGGGCAGTGTCGGGCGCGGGCAGTGCCGCCAGCCCCGGCTCTGCGCGTTGTGGCAGAGGTAGTAGCGGTAGCGGCGGCTGCCCTTGCGGCTGTGGCTGTTCGTCATGCCGCAGTCGCAGGCTTTGCAGCGCAGGATGCCCTGCAGAATGCCTTGGCCCCGGAACCGTCTCCCGCGATTGTTGACGCCCGGCCCCTGCCGGGCCAGTTTCTGCTGAACGCGCCCGAAGGTCTCCTCGTCGACAATCGCCTCGTGTTCTCCCTCGTACACCTTTCCATGGTGGCGCACCTTGCCGGTGTAGATCGGGTTGGTCAGAAGCCCGTGGAGCACGTTCTTCGTAAACGGTTTGCCCCGGTGCAGCTTGCCTGCGCGGGTGACCCATGTCTTGTTGGTCCAGCCCCGGCGGTCCAGTTCCTCGATCACGTTCAGCAGGCCGCCGCGCTCCAGATAGAGCGCGTAGATGGTGCGCACCTGTTCGGCTTCCGCATCGTTGATCACGATCCGCCCACCCTCCGGGGCCACGTCGTAGCCGAGGACCTGACAGCCGCCCGACCACTTGCCCTTCTTCCGGGCCATGGAGATCTTGTCGCGGGTGCGCTCGCTGATCACCTCGCGCTCGAACTGCGCGAAGGAGAGCAGGATATTCAGGGTCAGCCGCCCCATGCTGTTGGCCGAGTTGAACGACTGCGTGACCGACACGAAGGCGACGCCGTGCTCCTCGAACACGCCCATGATCCTGGCAAAATCCAGGAGCGAGCGCGAGAGACGGTCGACCTTGTAGACAACCACGCAGTCGATCT